ATGAACTGGCTAGCATCAATGTGGAATACACTATGGCTGATAAAGAATCAGAATCTGTTCCATATGTCATGCTAGAAGATGTTTCATTTTTAAAGCGCAAGTGGCGCTTTGATGATGATGTGGGCGCTTGGATGTGCCCTCTGGAGGAAGCATCGATTCATAAGATGTTGACGTACTGGATGCCATCGAAGACTGTTGATTCAGAAAAACAAATTGTGGATATCATCAAATCTGCAAACAATGAATTCTTTTTCTATGGGAAAGAAATTTTCGAAAAGAACCGAGAAAAATTTGTCGAGATAATCTCTCGACCTGCATATAATGCATATGTACAACCAGAAGAACTGCCAACGTGGGATGACCTCGTTGAGAGGTTCTGGCAGAATTCTCCTACTGAAAATCCCAGTGAGGAGGACTAGGCTGTCCCCTCATATGTAAAATAGTCTCAGAAAAATCAAGAAAAAGAAGAACAAAGTGGTATGGATGTTCCCAGAAATACATCCCCGCAGGCTTCGTATTTTAGTAGCGAATCTTTTGCGAGTAAGAATTACTATCAAGTCCTTTCTCCTCAGTTTGAAGTGCAAGCTGATGTTGAAGAAACGGACAACGACGACGTTCAACACACAGTAGATAAAGGTCCAGGAATGGAGACATATCAAACAGTCAACTTCATTGATAACAATGCAGGTGAGACTGTTGTGATTGAACAGACTGAGAATCCAGTTGCGAAAGTGGATGGCACAGAAGATTTGTCTCTTGGTAAGTTTTTATCAAGACCAACTCTCATAGACACCACCACTATGTCCACTTCTGATATTGTAGGAGTCAAAACAACTATGCAACCATGGTATCTTTTTCTTAATAACGCCGTTATTAAGAAGAAAATAGATAACTATGCTTTCATGCGAGCTACTTTGAATATCAAAGTTTTGTTGAATGGTACTCCTTTTCAGTATGGCTTATTTAGAACGGCATATTATCCTCTTAGAGGATTTTATGGTGCATCTAAAATTAGAGCAACTATTGTCAACCATACTTTGGCACCATTTTCACAAATGCCTGGTGTATATCTGCAACCACAAGCTAATGCTGGTGGTGAGATGCCTTGTAGATTTTTTCTACATAAAAATTGGTTAGATATTACATCAGCAACAGAAGTTCAGAATATGGGTACTTTGTATCATATTGTTTATGATCCCCTTAAAGTGGCAGTGACAGGTGGTTCTACTACCGTAACACTGCGTACGTACGCTTGGTTGAGTGATGTAGAGCTTATGGGATCAACTTCTAAGTTGACACTACAAGGTG